GGACGGGAAATTCCACCTGGACGTGGAGACAACCGAGGACCCGGCAGGGAAGAAGCCGACGGAAGGCGACCCCCCGGACGCCTCCGGAAACTGGATTCCGAAGACCCGGTTCAACCAGGTCAACGAACAGAAGAAATCAGCCGAGGCGACGCTCGCCGAAGTGGTCGCCGGCCTGAAGGAGGACATCCCCGAGGAAATGCGGGATCTCGTTCCGAACCTTCCGCCCGGTGATCAAATCAAGTGGATTCGGGACGCGCGGAAGAAGGGCCTCTTCAGTCAGCCTGCCGGCGAGAGCGGTCCCGACAGCAAACGCCCCGGCGGGAGCGCCCCGAAAAGCTTTGACGGCATGCGGCCCCAAGCCATCATGGCCCAGGGATACAAAACAAAGTGAAGTAAAATAGAAGTACTTATTTAAGAAAGGAAGAAAAAGACCATGTTGACCCTTCTCGAAGCTGCGAAGCTTGTTCAAGACCCGCTGAAGCGCGGCGTTATCGAAATCTTCCCCCGGGTTTCTCCGGTTCTGGAGCGGCTGCCCTTTTTCCCGGTGAACGGGCAGGCTTTCAAATACAACCAGGAGCAGACCCTTCCGGGCATCGGGTTCCGCGGGATCAATGAATCCTACACGGAATCAACTGGCATTGTGAACCCGGCGGTGGAAGCGCTTTACATCCTCGGCGGGATATCGAAGGTCGATCGCGCGCTCGTAAAGACTCAGGGGGGCATCAACAACCTCCGCGCGACGTACGACGCCATGAAAGCAAAGAGCACGTCCCTGGAGTACACGAAGATGTTCTTCAAGGGCGACAATGCCACCTATCCAAGCCAGTTCGACGGCCTCGAAAGGCGCTGCACGGGCAACCAGGTCATCAATATGGGAAGTACTTCCGGCGGCGACACGCTGACCCTGGACGGCCTGGATCTGCTGCTGGACGCGGTTCAGGGCGGGGTTGACGTGCTCTTCATGAACAAGACCATGCGGCGCAAGGTCAACAAGCTCATCCGGGCGGCGGGGCAGGCGACCGAGGTCGTCAGTGACGCCTTCGGCCGGCAGTTGCTCAGCTATGCTGGCGTGCCGATCGCGGTCATCGAGCAGGACAAGGACGGAAGCGAAATTCTGCCGTTCACCGAGGCGAACCCCGGCGGCGGTGCGGCTGCCTCGACCTCGATTTATGCCGTCAAATTCGGCGTGGCCGAGTACGTTTCCGGCCTGCAATGCGGCGAGATGGATGTCCTCGACCAGGGCCTTTCGGGGATCTTCTACCAGACCCTCATCGAATGGGTCTGCGGCCTCGGCGTGTTCCATCCAAAGGCTGCTGCTCGCCTGCGTGGCATCAAGAACGCCTAGCCCTGCCCGGCAGGAAGCGGTAGGAAGGAGGGCGCTAAGATGCCCACGTACAGGAACGACGAAAAAAACGTCCTCATTGTCGAGCGGTCTGACGGCGTAGCCGTGCCGGTCGGCCCGGGGGAGTCGGTGGCGACCCTGCAGACGATCACCGTCTCGGGGTTCACTCAGACCGACGCGCAGCCGGCGGCGACGAAATCCAAGGACGGAAACGAGCTGGTGATCAAGCTCCCTCTCACCTCCAACGCGAGCGGCATCGTCGCAAGCAAGGAGATCACAGAGGCCGAGGCCGGCTTCGATTACTGGAATCACGGATTTCGGCTCGCCGAGGTCTGGACGGCCACGCCGGCCGCCGGCTATCCAACCCTTTCGGGCTGGATCTCGATCACGGATGAGATCGGCGTGAAATTTGTCACTGGCGAGATCCATCCGCCTGCGGGAGCAAGCGTGGTGGACAACCCCGGGGCTCACAACATTTTGAAGGACCGGATGATCGGAAGCAAGCTGACCGTCGCTGTCAATGGAAGCATCGGCGCCGCGGTGGTCGGCTTCGATCTCTATCTCAGGCTCACAAAAAAATAATTTTTCACCGAAAGGATAATTTACCATGATTGACAACGAACTCATCTTGAAGGACGCCGGGCTTGTCGCCGCGGACGCGGCTGCGCAGGTGGGCGGGTCGGATCAAATCGTCGACCTCGGCGCCGGCCTGGTCGAGGGCCATTTGGTCGTCGACGTGACCGCGATCGAGATCGCCTCGAATGACGAGGCCTACAAAATCTCACTGCAGGGGTCGAACTCAGCGACGTTTGCGAGCGGCATCGAGGACCTGGCAATCCTGGAACTAGGGGCCCTTGAAGCGATCGGCGGCGATGTGGATTCGACGGTCGGCAGGTACAGGGTGCCGTTCCGGACCGAGAAAAACGGCACGGTCTACCGGTACGTTCGCGCCTACACCGACGTGACGGGCTCGATCGCGACCGGCATCAACTACTCGGCGCGGCTGGAGAAGTAGCAGCCGGCGGCGCCCCTCGTCCTGCGCTACCCGTAATGGCGCGGGCGTCAACTTCCAGGGGGGAGCTCGGAGCTCCCCCCGCCTCCCTGAAAATGGTGGCCCATGGCAATCACTGTTTATCCAGCAACCGGCTATAACTCCTTCATCAGCCAGGAAGACGCGGCTGTCTACTTCAGCAACCGCCTGAACGCCGGGGATTACCTGGACCTCACACTCGACGCGCAATCAGACGCTCTTGTCACGGCTTTTCGCGCCCTGCAGGAGCTGGATATCGTCATCGACCTCACCGACGCGGCGGCGCTTGCTGCGATAAGGTATGCGCAGTGCGAGCAAGCCCTGCATGAGGCCCATGACAACATCGACGACCAGACCCCGCTGCTGCAGATCCAAGGAATCCGCGTCAAGAAGCCGGAGACGCCCCGCTTTTCAGACCGGGCGCTTGGGCTGCTCAAGCCGTACATGCGCGCGCTGGTGCTCACGCGGCTGCGGTAGAGAGGGGGGGGCAACGCATGAACGTCGCAAGCACCGTCAAAAAGACGTTGAAGAAGATGGGGATCGGCTTCACGATCGTGCGCGCCGGCGGGAACATCACCGGCGAATTCGGCGCCTTTAAATCGAAGCGAACCCCGGACACTTTCGTGCGGGAGTTCTATGCCGAGGCGGTTCTCTCTGCTGATACGCAAGTGGTCGCCGGGGATGTCATTCTTCTTTCTGACGGGCGCTATTTCCTGACGATGAACAAGGCGCCGGAAAGTTTCAAAAACGCGGTTTGCTCGTTCGACGGGGTTTTCTACAAGTGCAACGTCGTCGGCAAACTCTGGCGGGCCTCGCAGGCGGTGGTGAACTATGAGACAGTGACCACCTGGACGCTGGCCGGGTCGAGCGTGCGGGCGCTGCAGGTCGAGTCGGCTGGAAACACGCTTGAGCCCAGGACGGACATCGGGGTCATCGGACGCGAGACCCATGACCTTTACATTCAGCACTTGGCTGGGATCCGCGAGCATGACCGGTGGGACATCTCGGCGGTGACATTCGTTTCGAAGAACCCGACGACCAGGACCACGGACGCCACGAAGTCCATCCTGGCTGGGTGGGCGCCGGTTGACGACACATGGACGGTCACGTTCCTGAGTCCTTCGTCGTATTCGGTGGCGGGCGCGGCCACGGGGGCGGTCGGGACGCAAACCATCAGTTCGGTGCTCTCGAACCGGTACTTCAGTATCCCCGCGGCCTTCTTCACGGGGGCATGGGCCGCCGGCAACACATACGTTTTCCAAACGGCCGCCGAGTTCTACCAGGTGACCGAGATCAAGACGCGGCGGTTCCCGGGCGTCGACATGGCGCAGCTCGAAAACGATACGCGGTGATCACCCAATGGTCAAACGCGCTGCGGCCGCTCTCTCCCCGATCCGCCCCCTGCCGGGCTCCTGTCAGCGTTGCACAAAGCGCCATGGCTGCGATTCTCCTTGCGCACCGGTAGCAGACTTCCTTTCCCTGGAAAACCGCAAGCCCTTCGAAAAGGATCTCCCCAAAGAGGAAGTGACCATCCTCTTTCCCCGCCGGCGCGAAATCCATCAAAGTGTCGTGGAGGCTTACAAAGACGGCAGCACCTTCAAGCCCGGGCAGGCGAATTTCTCGGATGTGCAAGAAATCGCCTTCGTCTCAACCAAGAGCCCGCGGCTGAAGAAAACCGG